ATGGAGAATAAATCTGACAAGTGTTCCAGCTGCAAGTACCGAATTGCCCCGGATGGATGGGCGGCTTGTGACGGCTGCATTCACGATGAAGGCTTGAAAGATCGGTATGAGCCGATGACCAACGCCGACCGCATCCGGAACATGACGGATGCGGAGCTGGCGAAGTTACTCAGCACCGGAACGTTTATTTGCGAGGGGTGTAAAGATATCTGCGAGAATATGCCGGGGTGCGAGGAATGCAGGTTGGCATGGCTCAAAGCCCCGGCAGAAAGCGAGGGGGAGAAATGAAAGTTCTGATAGCCTGCGAGGAATCGCAAACCGTGTGCAAGGCGTTCCGGGCGCGGGGGCATGAGGCGTATTCCTGCGACATCCTGGAACCCAGCGGGGGGCACCCTGAGTGGCACATCCTGGGAGATGCCCTAAAGGCCATCGAGGGGGGGCAAGTGACCACCATGGACGGGCAGGCGCATGATGTGGGGCGGTGGGATATGATTATTGCTTTCCCGCCCTGCACCAAAACCAGCAACGCCGGAGCGCGGCACTTGTATAGGGGCGGCAAGCTAAATATCAAGCGGTATTATGAGGGCTTGTGCGGCAAAGCACTGTTTTTAGCTATTTGGGCAGCGGATTGTGAAAAAGTTGTGATTGAGAATCCGACGCCGAGTAAAGTATTTGAGTATCCAGAACCAACCCAATCCATACAGCCCTATCAATACGGGCACCCGTTTAGCAAAAAAACCTTGCTGTGGGAGCGTGGCGTCCAGCCGTTGGAGCCGACCAATATTGTTGAGCCGACAGCAACATGGTGTCCGAGCGGAAGTTACAGCCATAAACACGGAGAACAGTACAAAGGTATGTTTACCACAGATAGAGCGAAAAACCGTGCAAAGACCTTCCCCGGAATCGCCGCCGCAATGGCGGAACAGTGGGGATAACCATTTTCGTGGCCTCACGAAAATGCTATAAGCCCGGGGCAACCCGGGCGGGAAGGAGATAACAATGAAAGAAATCAAGCTGAAGCCCTGCCCGTTTTGCGGGGGTAAGGCAGAGTATATAATCAACAGCAACTACGAACGTTGCACAACGCATGGATGGCAATTTGGCATCAAGTGTACTAACTGCATGATTGAACTGCCTATGAGAGATTTCATCGTAACGGCGGACTTGAAATCGAATGGGGAAATTGCGTTTGCCAAAGACGATCGTAAAAAGGCCGCCGATATGTGGAACCGGAGGACTGGAAAATGAAAGGAATTTTCCATTTGAACCTGAGCATTCGGGGCGGCCTTCCCAGAACTGGTACTATGTGGAGGAATTGCAATGAGTGATTACATTAGCCGAAAAGCGGCGGTAAAAATTGCCCAAAAGTACGGGCTTGTGAATGGATCTGCGCTGGGGCGTCACACTGGGATGGCAGATTGCATTGCAATCGAAATTGAGGGGCTTCCCGCCGCCGATGTGGAGCCGGTGCGGCGTGGGAACTGGAATATCCGGTTTGCAGATGAAATGACCCTATGCCTGGAATGCTCCGTGTGTGGCCGCAAAGTTGACAACATCGACCTGCACCACCTGTTGGAAGCCGGAGAATACGGGGAGGCCTGCCGTAGATACCCATATTGCCATTGCGGCAGCAAAATGGATTTGGAGGTATAACATGACAAGAGAAGAAGCAATTAAACATGCCGAAGCCGTGATGGATTGTACGGCTGATGTGGCGGATTTGTTGGAAAAACAGCAGAATAAAATCAGGGATCTTGAATACGAGGCCCAGGAGCGCGAGAAAGCCGTCGTCCAGCTTCGGAAGAAGTGGCAGGATGCCGAAATGTTCATTTGTACCATGTGCGGTCATTTTGACCACAATATAGACGGAAATATTGTCTACGGGAACAAGGATTGTGGTGAGATCGTCGGCTACCCCTATTGTAAGAAGTTCACCCCATGGATTCCTGCGTCTGTTCGGTTGCCGGAAGAACTTGAGCCTGTAAATGTGGTGTGGGTAAATCACAACCCAGAGCCGTACTACCGGTACATGAAGGACGTTCCGCAAAAAGCGACTGCTGTCTATTACAGGGAGGCTTGGTATTGGTGGTCGTGTGTTTGCGAAGATTTGCTTGCAGAGTACGGCGTGAACGAAACAGACCAAGTGGATGACGATGTTGAAATCACCCACTGGCAGCCGCTTCCAGAATTGCCGAAGGAGTGACGGAAAGTGACAGATTGCTTCAATTACCAATGCTTGTGCAGGGGGAATGAGAGCAAGCCTCCCTACAAGTGCGAGTGCGTGGCTTGCCCCAACAGGGTTACAGAATCACATATTATCATGAGCAACCGAACACTGACGCAAGAATCAATTAAATATCTTACGAAAAATGGAGGTATCGGGAATGAGTGAAAGACAAGAACACCGTCAGCGCCTTAACGCTAGAATTGCTTACGCCGCCGCTATTGAGCGGTGGGCGAAGAATCAGCCGTCACGCATTCGGTTCTTTGCCGTCAGACGCTGGCTGAAACAGATGCCGAGGAGGGAGGATTTTTATGAGGCTGATTGATGCTGATTTACTTACAACTGAGATTATAAAAATTTCTGGCGTTATACCTAATTTTAATGAGGATGTGGCGCTTTGCTCGGTCGATAGCATGCCCACCGTGCGAGCTGTGCCACTCGCAGAGTTTACGTGTGTGCAGAAGCAGCTGATTTTGTGCAACGCCCAACTGCTGGACGCGAAAGAAAAAATGAAATCCATGGTGCCCGTAGTCCGGTGCAAAGATTGCAAGTATTACAAACCGGATGAATACGAATGTGGATGTGATTTTGCCGGGGGGCTACCGTATGTAAAAGCTGGCGATTTTTGCAGCTACGGAGAAAGGATAGCGGGGAATGACACGTAAGCGCTTTATTAAACTTCTGATGGGCAAGCTTCTGCTTTCTCGGAACGAGGCAAACTACATTGCCGATATTGTAAGAATTTGTAATCGGAGGGAATCATGAGCAAAAAACCTGACTATCTTACCCTGTGCTCCATAGCCGCCCAGAAGGCCGGGACGAGCTATGGCAAGTACATGGCAATGCACGGATACCACCCGCCGATTCAGGCCGATGTGGAGGACGTGGAAGACCCGCAGGGCATTTCTAAAATCTGCCCCCAATGCGGGAAGGAATTCACACAGGGGAAAATCAAGCAGAAAATCTATTGCAGCTTGGAGTGCCAGAAAGCCCACGCCCAGAGAGCCGCTAAAAGAAGATACCGTGACAGGAAAAATAAGGAATTGGAGGTACATGAATAATGGCAGAACAGGATTTCAAATTTGATGATGCGTTGCTCATGAAGACTGCACGCGAGATGCTTGCAAAAAAATTGACCGAAACAGTGAAAGATGTCGCCAAGTCCGGGGAATGGGAGATCCCCACAGTAGAGCAGGAAGAATCTGACCCGGAAAAGATTCTCCAGAGGATGTTTGCAAAATACGCCTACGGCAACGTTCCGGAGTGGTTCGCTTCTGCGGTATCTGCGACGTCCTATGTGCTGTCTGTGGACAAGGGAAAGGGGATTGAGTGTATTTCCGTCTTGCACACGGCAGCGGAACGGGCACCGGCTGAAATTCGGATGATGGCGCAGACAAAGCTGCTTATGATATGCCGGATGCTCGGCGGGATTGGGAGTTTTCCTGTTCTCTAGGGGGCAACATGGAGTACAGGGACGGCAGGAAGTATTGCGTCGGGTGCCGGTATTTTTTTGGGTACTACGAAGGCAGCCGGTGCTGCAATTACATATTCGTCCGCGGGGGAAAGCGGCCTTGCCCGCCTGGGAAGGATTGCACCGAAAGGAGGGCGAAAACGAAAAACAGGAGACGGGATTCAATATTATAGCTTCATTCCTGTATAACATATATAATATAATTCTATATCTTGTGTGTATGTTGTTATAGTTCTATACAGGGATTTACTAAGAAAAGAAAGGAAAAGCATATGGCAAAACAAAATGCGTATCTTGCCAAGCAGGAGGCTGTTCAGCGGCAGTGCTTCAACGATGGTTGGGAACTCGGAACACAGCAGATGTGCGACTATATCTCCCTGGCCTTGCGAGACCCGGGGACCATGGGAAAGGATACATTCAGCGGCGCAAGAATCCTGAAAGTCATGCGGAAAACCAACGAGATCATGCAGTATTTCCGCCCGGCGTTCCTGCCAAACGATGAAGCGGATTGGTATCAGGAGCAGCTGGACAAGGCTCTCATGGAGGCGTACAAAGGGAACAGGGAAACGTTCTATCCGTTCCGGGAGCGGTACGATTGCCTGCGGGAGTACGATTACAAGGAAGGACGGTGGAAGGGACGATGAACTGCCCAAATTGCGGTGCCCCCATAGAGGGATGCAAATGCGAATACTGCGGCTATACGCTGCTGAACATCATCGACTTTGAGCCCGGAAAGGTCTGCGACGTGAAAATGAGATACCGTGGCAGGGAATTCACGGCCAAGATGTATGTGGGAGACATCAACGTGGAAGCATCATGCGAGACAGTGGATGTAACTACTCTGGGAGGCAGAAGTGTCCGCATCTTACAATCAGAGCCGACGCTGCGGGTAAATCTGGAATTGGTGTCGGTGTGAGGAGGGAGCAAAGATGAAATGTATAAACTGCGGGGCTATTCTCACAGGTGGAACGTGCCGGTTCTGCGGGACGAAATACAACGGCGGGACAGTAGAAGCCGATTTTGAGGAGGACCAGTACACAGGGACCTTGAAGGTGGACGGGAAGGAATATCAGGTCTATATCAGCCGCATGGAGGACATCATTATTTTCGCGAACGGCGGCAGGACGGCGGACGGAACCTTCACGGGGAAGTTCCTTAAAAAGAAGCGCAAGTTTACGCTGATAGAAATGTGAGCCTATCTTGTTAACAAGATATATTTAATATATATTATAATATATATAAATCTTATATCTTGTAGTGTGTATGTGTTATAGTAAAGTATATATTAAATCTACTTAGAAAGTAAAGGAGGAAACGACTTTGGCAGAAGGTGAAAAACTCAAAAAGAAACCCTACCAGGTGCCTGACCTGGAACCCGGCGACAACACAAAGTACATCAACCATTCAATGGAAATTATGATGTGGGAAAAGCCGGACACGAACAGCCTCGAAGCCGTGCGAAAGAGAATCACCGACTATTTCTCACTTTGCGCCAAAAATGACATGAAACCAACCTTTGCAGGGCTTGCTCTTGCGTTCAGCATAGATAGACGGACGTTGTGGAAATGGTGCAATGACGCGCCGGATGCAAGGAAACTTGCCGCCCCTATTCGGGACACCATCAAAAAAGCGCGGGATTTAATCAACGCTCAGATGGAGGATTTCATGCAAAATGGCAAGATTAACCCCGTTGCCGGAATTTTTTTGATGAAAAACAATATGAACTACACCGACCAGCAGGAAGTGGTCTTAAAACCGGATAACCCGCTTGGAGAGCGGGCAGACCCGGAGAAGCTGCGGCAGAAGTATCTGGAAGATGTTCGCGGGAGCGGTGCGACTATCATTGACGCGGAGGGGGGAACGGAATGAGATTAAAGACGGAATACGCCATCGAACGAATGTGCACAGAGGTTGCCCAAATCCGGATGCTGATGGAGGGCGGTGTCAGGAAACCCGCCTGCGACTTTTGCAGAGTGGGTCTGAACAAACCGGAAACATTCACGGTGATTGCCCATAATGGGCGGCAAATGCAGGTGACTTGGAACTTCTGCCCGGTGTGCGGACGGAAACTTGAGCGACTTTGACCCAGCGACTATAGCGACTATGAAAAAGCCCCGGAGGTCTTGCGACTTTCGGGGCGACTTTCTGCGACTATGAAACGGGAATTTTCGGCTGCGACTTTGCGACTATGGCTCACGAGCTGGGAGCCTTGCGGGGATTTTCAGCCCCGGTACAAAAGCCTGACGGGAAATCTGACCGGAGCCTGCGCGGCCTGTGTGGCGGTGCTTTTACCCTGTAACAGCGGGCAGAACGCAAGGGGGCACGGAAAGCGGCGGCAATGGCGGGCGCTGAGCGCCCCACACGCTGCATAAAATGCCGCACGGCATTGCGTGGCGCCCATACGCGCCCATTCTAAGGCAGGAACGATGCTAAACGTTAATTTATATTACCAGAATAAAAGCCGCTTAAAAAGCCGCTGAAAGCCTTACAGGGCATAGCAAGAGAAAAGCCCCGCCCGATTTGGACGCGGACAGAAAGAAAAGCCGCCCGGACAATGCCCGGACGGCTTGAATATTATTTGCTGATCCTTAGCAGTTCCGCTAACACAAGTAGCGGGAAAAACAGAATTGCAAGTAGTGCCACGGCTACCCCCCCCTAACCCACACACACCCAAACAAAAGCGGGATTATATTTCCGGCCTTTATAGGGTTTTACCGTGATATTACAAAAGCAATTTACAACCCCTTGCGCCCATGTTTCATAGCGTATAAAGGCCGCTACATTATCCGGGGATACAAGATAGCAGCTTGCGCCGCCGTGCTTTTTCCTTGCGTATACCATGCTTTACACCCCCATTTCAAAACGGGCACCGAAAAACCAATAGGTTTTATTTTTCGATACTTCCACAATATCAAACATACGGGAAAACGCCTGTTTCATGGCGGGGGTAACTGTCTTATTTTTGCCCCGGTGCAAGGTATTTCTATTTGCCCATTTGATACAGGCTTTTTCCCATTCTTTCACCGTGAAAAGCTCTGCACCCACAAGTATTTCAAACGATCTTGATAGCTTACAATTATCGTATTGCGGTTTTACCCGGTAGTATTTCATAATTAAACCCCCATTCTAATACATTCATCAAGCGGAACCTTATACCCATGCACCCGGGAAAATGCGCTATCTTTCCCGTTTGCGGGGTAGTAGATTTTACAACGATGAAACGCTTTACCACCGCCCCATGCACCGGAAACACAATAAACAAAATCGTCAATGCCGTATTCAATACCTTTGATTTCAAGGCCATTCAAGCCGCTGTAATAGGCGATGCTTTCGTGGGTAATGCAATATTCCTTTTTAGCCATTATCGGCACCCCCCATTCAGGCGGCTGTACAATTTTTCAATTTCCCGGAAATCGCGCGTTGTGTAATCCCCGACGAAACGCCCGTTTTTTACAATGTTGCCACGATAAACGCAGTCACAATCTGAAAAAGAATAGGATAGGCCATTGCATTCTTCCACGGTATCGCCATACCATAAATCAATAATAATTTTCATTCCGCGGTACATTATCGGCACCCCCTTACAAGTTCCTTGTAAATCAAGTCGGTTAGCAGCTTTTCGGCCTGTGATTCTGTGTAGCGTTCCATTTCTGCCGGGGTTTCCTCTAGGATTTTTCCCAAATCGGCCACGGCGGAACGGTTATAGTAGTAGCAAGTACCCAGCACGGACGGGAGACCGGCCGCCCATTCCCGGAAAATGGCTTGATCTGGAATATTCTTTTTGATTGCGTATTCCCGGGAATAGTATTTTTCACTTTCGTATGTATTCAGAATAAAGCGGCAAATTTCCGGGAAAGTTTCGGGCGGGTTCTCCGTGTAGTTGCTAGGATCAAAATTTTCCATGATATAGGCCCGGATATTTTCAACGGCCTTTTTGCTGTTTGTTTTTAGCATTTGTAAATCCCCCTTGTTTTTATGTGGGGGCCGTGCTATAATAGCGACGCCCCCTTGTGTGGCGCGTCCCCGGTTTGCTTGCTACGGCTTCGGGGGCGCTTTTGTTTTGCTCTTGTTTACATTTACTATTATATAGATATTTTCGTAAATGTCAAGCATTATTTTACAAAAATTCAAGAAAAAATGTAAATTATCAAATCCGTCGCTTCCTGCTCCATCACGGGAGAAGCAGCAGCGAAAGCACAGGGGGCGGGGGATATGGCCATGCTGGTTCGGCGGGGGTTAGCCCCATAAATACCCGCGAAATCAAAAAGCCCCCCTTTCAAAAATTCCGGCAAAAACAAAAAGGCAGTTCCTATTTGTGCATTATTACAGTTGACAAATAATTGTAAATCTGATATTATACAGAAAACAAGATGTACGGGGGAAGCAGAAATGTACGAGATGAAAAAGGCGTGTGTCTATACCAGAGTATCTACAGAGGCTCAGGGAGAGGACGGGAAAGTGTCTTTGCCTGAGCAGGAGCGAATGGCGAAAGCCTGCATTGAAAGCAAGGGCTGGAAATATGTGAAAACCTATGAGGACAACGGGTATACCGGCAGAAACACAAACCGTCCGGGGCTTCAAGAAATGCTTCGGGATATTCGGGCGGGTAAAATCGAAGCTATTGTTATTTTTAAGCTAGATCGGCTTTCCAGAAAGCAACGGGATACTCTAGCGATTGTAGAGGATGATTTGTTGGCAAACGGAGTTGACCTCATAAGCCTGAATGAAACGCTTGATACCACTACCCCGTGGGGACGTGCCATGATTGGAATTCTATCTTCCTTTAATCAGTTGGAGAGCGACAATATCGCCCTAAGAACTACCATGGGGCGGTATGCTACAGCCAGAGAGGGCGGCTATGCCGGGGGGAAGCCTCCACTTGGGTATCGGGCTGAAAACGGGCATCTTGCAGTGGTGCCGGAAGAGGCGGAGATTGTAAAAAAGGTTTTCGAGTTGAGAAACCAGGGCTGTACATTGCAAGGAATTGCAGACAAGCTGAATGAGCTAGGATATCGGAGCAAGAAGGGCAAGGAGTTCAAGCACTCCGCAGTCCAGACGATTCTGGGCAACGAGGATACCTACCGGGGGAATTACCGGTACGGAAAAGAAATGTGTGAGAATACGCACGAAGCAATTCTAAAGGGGTGAGACTGCAAAATGGGGAAAAGAATATCTGATGCCGAACTAAATGAGCGGTATAAAAGTGTTCCACACTTCAATGTAATTGTGCGGGACGGGACAGTAGAGATACCATCCATTTTCATGTTTGAGGGTGGAGAAACGGAGTATTATCCATTTTTACAGGCTTGCCAGAAAATGAATTGCACGGTTCATTTGGTTAATGAGGGCATTACGATTGTGCCTGGCGAAAATGACATGATGCGGCGAGTAAAGGAAATGCTGTACTTCCAAATGGCAAGGTCGCCGGAAATGGTAACGCAATATCTTAATTATGCCCTGTGCGGAAAGAGAATGACCTGGGATGCAGTTCCCGGGCAGCACGAACCGATTTTGAAGGAGGGATCTTTATGAATCTATCCGGTGTATGCGCGGTTATAGCAGGTGTTCTCATGTTTGCCACACCGATTGTGTTTCTTGTGTGGCTGGTGAAGCTGATTCGGAAGAAACCAGCGAAGAAAGCTGGGGCAGCGGTGCTGCTATGCACCGGGCTATTTGCGGTGTCCGTGCTAGTGGGGGCATTCAGCGACCCCGCCACATATTGCAACCACGAATACATACTGGTAGAAGCTGAACCGGCGGATTGTGAAAGTGGTGGTTTTGAAACATACCAATGTAGTTTATGCGGTAAAAATAAAACAGAGAAAATTGAAAAACTGGGGCACAATATGGCAGACGTTCGTCGCGTGGAGCCAACATATGATGAGGATGGAGAGTATGTTAGACGTTGCACTCGATGCGGATACGAGGAAATCGAAGTGCTGCAAAAGATTGAATTACCCACATCCACAACTGAACTAAATAAGAAATCCAAGCCTGAAATAGAGGAAAAACCATCCGAAAGCACTAGAGCCTTTTCTGATTCGGATGTAGATTTAGCTGTATCTTACGATGACATTTATAATGCCTATAAAGAGAATGAACTCGTAGCAAATGACCTTTACCGGTATAACAGGTATCGCATTACAGCGGAGATAAACGGAATGAGTACGGGTGGCTTATTGAATCTGACTGGTGGCGCAACGCTTACAATGGAGCGCCGTGTCGGGAACACCATTGTCTTCTTCTATGCCGAGTTTGAGAAGGAGCAGGAGGATGCGCTAAAACGAGTCAAAGTTGGAGATACAGTTACCTTTGATGGCAAGTGCATCGGCAAAGGCGGATTTACAGAATGCGAACTAATACCGGAGGCCTAACATGGAGCTATTTTTACTTCTGGTCTTTCCTATTGTCGTGCTGATTGAGCTGCTGAAACATAAGTAATGCCTCCCGCAAGGGCGGGAGGAAAGCCGAAGGGCTACTTACACAGAAATGTGTGGGTAGCCCTTATTTTTATGAAACGGAGGGAATTTATGAAAATCGACGTTTTGGGAGCAGAATATACGCTTACAGTAATTCGGGGAAGCCAAGAGCCAAGGCTCAAGGATTGTGACGGTTTCTGTGACGAAACTACGAAAGAAATGCTGGTTGAAAATTACGAAGACAGCAAGGGAGAACCAAATTGCAAGCAAAACCTTCTGGTTCAGACAAACAAGGTGAAGCGGCATGAGATCATTCACGCATTTCTATTTGAAAGCGGCCTTGCTGAAAATTCCGGCTGGGCGCAGAACGAGGAAATGGTGGATTTCTTCGCAATCCAGTTTCCCAAACTGCTGAAAGCATTCGAACAAGCTGACGCTCTGTGAGGTGAGAGTATGGATTATGGGAAATTGTCAACCTCCATTCTGTCGGCTATCGAGAACAGACCGGGTGATATCGGGGCATATGAAGACCTGTTTTCCCTGTGTCAGGCATGGGCTGAGACTGATTTCACGGCGGCACATCGGGCGAATAAGCATCTGAAATACCTGTGCGCCGAAATAATGGGTAAGGCTCCTACGTCTCGGGTGGAGGGATTTTACAGCCTTTGGCGGCGTGGGCTATTGTTTGAGGCTCCATATGATTTTGACAGCTATCTGACCTATATGGAGCTGGACAGGCAGGCAAAAAAGCGGTTTTATCAGCCACGGAAGAAGCAGCTAAAGCCCGTGGTGGACGCGCTGCAAGCGCTGTGCGGGGATGACAAGCTGGATTTGCTGGCGGTTAGTTTGCCCCCCGGCGTAGGAAAGACCACGCTTGCAATCTTCCTGCTGACCTGGATTGCCGGCCGCGACCCAAACAACCCGAATCTGACGGGCAGCCACTCCAATTCCTTTGTGCGGGGCGTGTATGACGAATGTCTGCGGCTGTTTGACTCAAAGGGGGAATACCTATGGCATGATGTATTCCCTGCCGTTCGGGTGTCCAGCACCAACGCAAAGGACTGCCGAATTGACCTTGATAAGCGGCAGCGATTTGAGACGTTGGAATTTACCTCCATAGGAACGGGCAATGCCGGTCTGTACCGGGCGGCAAACCTGCTGTACTGCGACGATCTGGTGTCTGGTATTGAGGTCGCTCTATCCAAAGAGCGTCTGGACAAGCTGTGGGAGACTTACACCACCGATCTGCGGCAGCGAAAAATCGGCGACAAGTGCAAGGAACTGCATATTGCTACCCGGTGGAGCGTTCACGATGTGATCGGGCGGCTGGAACGGGAATATGAGAACAATCCCCGGGCGAAATTCATTCGGATTCCGGCCATGAACGAGGATGACGAAAGCAATTTTGATTATGAGTTTGGTGTGGGGTTCTCCACCAAGTTCTACCGGGAACAGCGGGATATTATGGATAGCGTTAGTTGGAAAGCGCTGTATCAGAATCAACCCATTGAACGCGAGGGGCTTGTCTACCATCCTGACGAGCTGCGGCGGTTCTTTGAGCTGCCAGCAGAGGAACCGGACGCCATTATCGGCGTGTGCGATACCAAGGACAAGGGCACTGACTACGCATTTCTGCCGGTTGGATATGTATATGGGCAGGACTACTATATTGGGGACTGCATCTGCGACAATGGGCTTCCTGACACAGTTGATACAAGACTGTCTGAAATTCTGGTGCGGGACAAGGTGAAAATGTGCCGGTTTGAAAGTAACTCCGCTGGCCGCCGGATCGCTGAAAAGATTCAGGGAGAAGTAAAGAAACTGGGCGGAATTACTAATATCACGACAAAGTTCACAACGGCGAATAAAGAAACAAAGATCATTGTAAATTCAGCGTGGGTGAAGGAGCACTGCCTGTTTCTGGATGAAAGCAAGTATAAGCGGAACACGGATTACGGCAGGATGATGGATATGCTATGTTCCTACACTGTAGCGGGAAAGAATAAGCACGATGACGTTCCAGACGGAATGGCTATGTTTGCTGAGTTCGCCCAAAGCTTAAACGGGGCGGTTATAGAGGTTTTCAGCAGGCCATTTTAACCAGAAAGTAGCCGATGGTTTACGAGCGAGAATTAAGTAGACAACCATCCGCCACTGTGGTATAATGGTAAATGAGAAAATAGATTTCCGGAAAAGGGGGTGCGTAATACGGAGAGCAGACGGTTATTCGGGCGTCGGGTGATTTACACCGAGGTTACGGATATAAACGAGGGGAATATCATCGATGTGCTACAAAAGGCACTGTTTACGCACCTGCAAAATCAGGCAGAGATTGATTACTTGTACTGGTATTACAAGGGAGAGCAGCCAATCCTTAACCGTGTAAAGGAAGTCCGCCCGGAAATCAACAACATGGTTGTGGAGAACCGAGCAAATGAGATCGTATCTTTCAAATCGGCCTATCAGGTCGGCGAACCAATCCAGTACGTAAGCCGTGGTGGGGACGAAGACATTTCCTCCGAAGTGCTGAAACTGAATGACTATATGCTGTCCGAGGACAAGCCGGAAAAGGATAAGGAACTTGCCGATTGGTTCTTCACTTGCGGTACCTCTTATCGAATGGCTTTGCCGGACGTTCTGGCGGATGTCGAGGAAGACGAGGCTCCTTTTGAGATATTCACTCTTGACCCTAGATACACATTTGTGGTGTACTCTATTGGCCTTGGGCATAAGCCCATGATGGGTGTACGGTATGTTCTAAAAGAGGACGGAACGCTCGTTTTCTCCTGCTGGACAGAAACCAGGTATTTCGAGGTCTGGAACACGTGGGCAGTTATTCGCGCAGAAGATCAGATTTTGGGAATCCCGATTGTGGAGTACCCGGCAAACATGGCTCGTTTAGGGGCGTTTGAAATCGTGATTCCGTTGCTTGACGCAATCAACATGACGGAGAGCAACCGAATTGACGGCGTAGAGCAGTTCGTTCAAGCACTGATGCTGTTCCATAATGTTGACATCAGCAGTGAGGACTACAAGAAACTGCGGGACGAGGGCGCGATCAAGTTCAGGGATATTGACGCCACACTGAAAGCGGAGATTCAATATCTGACCTCCGAAATGAACCAGACCCAGACGCAGACCCTTGTGGACAGCATGTATGAGACGGTGCTGACCATCTGCGGAATGCCCAACCGGAACGGAGGGACTTCTACCTCTGACACCGGGTCGGCGGTCATCATGCGGGACGGCTGGTCGGCAGCGGAAGCCAGAGCCAAGGACACGGAGCTGATTTTCAAGAAGTCCGAAAAGGAATTTTTGAAGCTGGTGCTGCGTATCTGCCGGGACATGGGGCATCTGAGCCTGAAACTCTCGGCACTGGAAATCCGATTCACGCGGCGGAATTATGAGAATATCGCGCAGAAATCAACGGTTCTAACCCAGATGCTTGCTTGCGATAAGATCGCCCCTGAACTGGCATTTACACATTGCGGGTTATTTTCCGACCCGCAGTTGGCCTACCGAATGAGCATGGATTACATGGCCGAGCAGGAGAAAAAAGCGGCGAAGCTTGCCGCGCAGAACGGAGGGAACGGCGATGGAAGCGGAAACCAAACCGGCGGTCAGAGTGACGGCGAAGGAAATTCGGGCGATTGAGGAAATCATCCGCCGCCGGAATCAGGCGGAAATCAAAGTCGAACAAGGCCAGATCGTGGTCATTGAGATTCGGCGCAAGAAGGTTAACTGACTGTTTGGCAAAGAGCGCCGCACCTTTCGCGGAAGAGCCACACCAAATGGTATAATTTGTGACTGTTCTAGGGAGCAGCGAACAGCCGAAGGGCTTCTGATACCAGAAATGGTATTGGAAGCCCTTCTTTTTTCCACTGCGGCATAGCCAAAAGGTAAGGCACATGGTTTTGACCCATGTAATGGAAGTTCGATTCTTTCTGCCGCAACCAGCGGGGGGCTGGACAATTCAAGCACGCCGATAACTGCCGTATGCGCAAGGCAGCCAAAGCAAAGGAGAAGGAACAGCATTGTGTGATAAGTGTACATAAGCGCACGATAGCTCAAAGTAGCTTACCCCGTCCCACAAAAATATTTCCTCGGCCAAAAGCCGAGTACATGAAGAATAGAAGGCTAAAATTTGGCGCGGCAGACAGCGAGTGGGGTTCACCTCTCCCCCCACAGAAGGCCGTTCAAATCGGCCTCGCGCCATATATATCGCCGATGGCCTCCCTATCGGCGATGAAACCCGGAAACGGGCAAAGCGGTTCCCCGGCACCGTAAGCCGGGGATATGTGGGTTGTTAGCTCAGCTGGTAGAGCAACGGACCGTTAATCCGCAGGTCACAGGATCGAAGCCTGTACAGCCCTCCATAACAGCAGCAGGGAAGCTGCTCTATCAAAAACGCAGACGGGAGACAACCCGTAAAAACAGAGATCACGGCGGAGGGAACCGCCTCACCAAACGCAGGAGGAATAATTATGGCAAAAATCGACACAAATCTCATTGAAGGTTATGCGGACATGACCCCGGAACAGAAGCTTGCCGCTTTGGAGGGCTTTGAGTACGAGGACAACACCGCAGAACTGGAAAGGCAGAAAAACGCGCTGTCCAAGGCCAATTCCGAGGCTGCGGAATGGAAGCGTAAGCACAACGCGCTTCTGACTGACGAGCAGAGGAAGCAACAGGAGCAGGCCGAAAAGTGGGAGAACATGGAAAAGGAGCTGGCCGGTCTGCGGAAGGAAAAAACCGTTGCCGGTTACAAAGCGAAGCTGGTTGCTCAGGGTTATGATGAAGCCCTTGCGGACGCTACTGCGGCGGCCATGGAATCCGGCGATATGGCTACGGTTTTTGCCAACAACCAGACGTTTTTGGAAAAATACGCCCAAAAAGTCATCGCGGACAAGCTGAAAAGAACGCCCAGAGGCGCTGATGGAAGCCCTGGCGGCGCAATGACCAAGGCGGATTTTCTGAAACTCGACACCAAATCCCAGATGGAGTTTATCAAGAACAATCCTGACTGGAAAACAATTTTGAAATGATTATGGAGGTAAAACATTATGGCTACTTATCTTGGCTTTCCGTTTGACCCCGAGCTGTTTAACTACAACTGGGCAAATGCGAAAGACCCCACCCTGACCGCGATGTTTGAGAGCGGCGCTGTCGCCCCGAACGCAGAGCTGGCGGGCTTGATTTCCAACGGCTCTGACTTTTATACGCTGCCGTTCTACAAAGTCATTGGCGGCACTCCTGAGAACTACGATGGCGCAACTGACATCACCCTGACCGACCCCGAAGGCAGCGCTCAGAATGGTATCGTGTTTGGCCGCGCCCACGGCTGGAAGGAGAAGGACTTCATCGTTGATTACAACAGCGGTGCCGACCCCATGCAGCAGATCGTGTCTCAGGTTTCCAAGTACTGGCAGAAGCAGCGCCAGTCCATCATGCTGAAAATCCTGAATGCTGTGTTCGGTGTGACCGGCAGCGGTGAGTTTGCCGGTTGGGCGAACCACACTACAGACCTGTCTTCCGCTTCTACCACCGTTGCGGACACTAACAAGATGGGCGCTACCACCATCGGTGATGCTATCCAAAAGGCCGTGGGTGACAATCAGGACGCTTTCCGGCTTGTGTTTATGCACAGCAAGGTCGCCACGAACATGGCTGGCCTGAAACTGCTGGAATTTCTCAAGTACACGGACGCAAACGGCGTGGAGCGCCCCCTGCGTATCGGCACGGTGAACGGCATGACCGTAGTCGTGGACGATGGCTGCCCCACCACCGCAGCGGATACTTCCAAGGCAGCGACCTACACCACATACGTTCTCGGTCTGGGCGCTATCCAGTACGCTCCCGCCCCTGTGAAGGTTCCTTCCGAGCTGACCCGTGACGCGCTCAAGGGCGGCGGCTATGACGCACTGGTGACCCGTATCCGTGAAACCATGCACCCCAACGGTTTCAGCTTCACCAAGCCAACTTCTGGCTATACCGCTTCTCCCACGGATGCACAGCTTGCGGCATCTGCCAACTGGTCTATCGTGGCCGACCCGAAGACCATTGCTCTGGCAAAGATTATCACCAACGGCTAAGGAGGTTCACCATGTTCTATGTTTCTGACGGGAAAGTGTATGTGCGCGAGGAAGATCACTTTCGCAACGTGGGCTTTACCGCAAAGGACAAGGTGATTACTCGGCGCGAACTGGAGAGCACTTCTGTGGTGATGGGAACGGTAGTTGTTGATACCCTCGACAACCCCGTACCGCTCACCCGCGAGGAAGTTATCACAAAGTTTGGTTTATCGGAGAATAATCCTATTCCCGTTATCAAGAAACCACGCAAGAAGGCGGGAGAACCCGTAGAATGAAAGGAGGTAAGAAACCGTGCAGGAAGCCGAGAAAAACGCATTGGTAAAAGCCATGGCGAATGAAACCGACGAAAGCACGGTTTCTGCCTACCTTGGCATTGCGGCAAGTAAGATTTGCCGCAGGGCATACCCGTTTGACCCTTCCATTATGGAGGTTCCGGAGCAGTACAGCTATCTACAGGTGGAGATTGCTACGTATCTTCTGAACAAGCGGGGCGGAGAGGGTGAGCTGTCTCACAGCGAGAACGGAATTTCCCGTTCCTACGAGAACGGGGACGTTCCGGAATCCATGATGCGACAGATCGTTCCCATGGCCGGGGTTCTGTGAGGTGACAGTATGAGAATCATGGAGCGAAACAAGAAAAGCTTCTGGTATCTGCTGTATGACCGGAAAGTGCCTGTCACCGACGAAGACGGCAACGAAACCGGTGAGGAAACTGTTGTGTACAAACCTGCCGTTTCCTTCCGCGCCAACGTATCCGCTGCGACCGGGGCTTCTCAGGTGGAGCAGTTCGGCAATCTTGCCGGGTATGACAAGGTCATCGTTACGGATGACATGACCTGCCCCGTTGACGAGAATACCGTGCTGTTTCTGGACAAGGAGCCTGTGTATGACGAGGACGGGAAGCCCCTGTATGACTACATGGTCAGACGGGTGGCAAAGTCTCTGAACTCAGTGTCCATCGCCGTTACGAAGGTGAGCGTGTCGTGAGCTACAAGAGAATTGTGGTTCCGCTGTCGGTTTCCGGCATTCAGAAGATTCAGGACGAATTGAAGGAATACAAACGCTGGCAGAAGGACAAGGCAAAGGAACTGGCCGAAAGGCTGGCAATGCTGGGCGCTTCTGTGGCTTCCATCCGGTTTTCGCGGGCTGCTTACACCGGGATGGGGGATGCAACCGTGTCCGTCGTGGCAATCCCAAATGGTTACGCCGTAAAGGCCGATGGGGAATCCGTTCTTTTCATTGAATTTGGAGCCGGTATTACATACGGAACCGGGCACCCGGAAGCGTCGGAGTTTGGCATGGGGGCTGGCACCTACCCGGACGGGAAAGGTCATTGGGACGACCCCAAAGGCTGGTATCTGCCCAAAGACAAGGGCGGCGGCCACACATACGGAAATCCTCCTGCAATGCCCATGTATGAGGCGAGAAAAGCGATTGAGCAGGAGCTCCCGAGAATCGTTATGGAGGTGTTCAGGGCATGATTGATATTGAAAAGCTGATCTATACCCCCATTGCCGAGGCTCTGCGAAAGCGCTTCAAGGGCATTTCGGTATCCGGAGAATATGTGAACGCTCCTCCAAAATTCCCCTATGTAAGCATCGTAGAGCAGGACAATTATATGTCCGCGAACAGACTGGACAGCAGCGACCGGGAAAAGTTTTCCACGCTGATGTACGAGGTTAATGTCTACTCCGACAAGGCAGGAAGCAAGAAAAGCGCCTGCCGGGAGATCATGGGCGTTATAGATGAAATGCTCTACAAACGGAATTTCACGCGAATTTCGTTGTCCCCTGTTCCGAATATGGAAAACGGGACGATTTACCGTCTGGTAGCCCGGTATCGGGCGGAGACGGACGGCGGAACAATTTACCGCAGGTAAATATGCTTTACCTTTCCGCAAGGGCGGAAAGAGAGCCGAAGGGCTGCTTCACAGGAGGCAGCCCGTTTTTTATTACAACGAAAGGAATGATGACTTATCGCGATTTCTACCTATAAGGTCTTCCTCATGAAAAAAGGAAGCACCGGCAACACCTACGAAAAGCTCATTGACATCAAGGAGTTCCCTGATCTGGGCGGCGATCCGGAGATGCTGGAAACCACTACCCTGTCTGACAAGATGCAGACCTACATCGCCGGTATCCAGTCTCTGGACGCGCTGGCGTTCACCGCGAACTACACTCTGGCTGACTACAAAGCGCTGCAAGCGCTGGCTGGAAAGACCGAGAGCTACGCCGTATGGTTCGGTGGCGACGAGGCTGGCGGTACCCTGACCCCCACCGGCAGCGATGGCAAGTTCAAGTTTGACGGTCAGCTGACCGCCTACGCCACCGGTGGCGGCGTCAACGAGGTTGTAGACCTGAACATTTCCATTGCCCCGTCCACGCCCATTGAGCTGGACGACGCGACCTGAGCCAAAACACAGACCACACATTTTTAAGGAGGATTAGCGATGGCTAAGAAAATCTGCATTCCCTACAACGGCAAGAAGTACAGTTTGGAGTTCACCCGCTCCACGGTTTCCGCCATGGAGAAGACCGGGTTCTCCATCAATGAGCTTGGCGACAAGCCCGCTACCATGATTCCCATGCTGTTCAGCGGCGCTTTCGCGGCGAATCATCCCAACACCAAGGTTGCTACCATCAACAAGATTTACGACGGTCTGAGCAACAAGTCCGGCCTTGTGAAGGTGCTGGCGGAAATGTACTCCGAGGCTGTGTACACCCTGCTTTCCGATGATGAAGAGGAAAACGAGGGAAACCCCGGCTGGGAAGCAGTAGAGTAAGCGAACTTCTTTCCGAAAACGGAGGGGGTGGGGAGACCCCTACCCCCTCTTACGCTTACACAAATATCTTCAAGAAGTTATTCCCGTACTATCTTGCAATCGGCATGACCTATGACCAGTTCTGGAATCAGGACGTGGAACTGGTGAAAGCCTACCGGGAAGCTGACAAGATCAAACGGGACTTGAAGAATCAGGATATGTGGATGCAAGGGGCTTATTACTATGAAGCCCTTCTGGATGCCGCCCCGGTTCTGCGGTTCAGTTTCAGCAAGAAGCCACCGAAGCCCATTCCATACCGGGAGCAGCCCTTTGAGCTGCACACTGGGCAGCGGAAAGCGGCGGATAGTGGAGAAAAGCAGCTGACCCAGCAGGAAAAGAGCGACAAAAAGGCGAAAGCCATGATGGAGATGTTCATGGTTTCCATTAACAAGAAATTTGAGAAGAAGGGCGGTGAAGGGAATGGCTGACAATGTGGAAATGCAGGGCATTGAGTTTCAGATTGTGAATGACAGTGCCGCGGCATCCGCAGGGGTGGAGGTTCTGGCAAAAAAGTTGACAGAGCTAAAAACATCGATCAGCGGTTCCACAACTGCCCTCTCCAAAGTTGCAGCAGGAATTTCGCAGATCAAGAATGCCGTGAACAACATGAATACCGGCGATTTTGCGAACAAGATAAACCGCATTAGCAGCTCCCTGAGCAATCTGAAAGACCAGACGGATAGCCTGAAAATTTCCGCGTCCATTGGAAACCAGCTGGCGGCCATCAATCAGGCAATCACCAATCTGCCGGACACCCCCGGAGAAAAACTGCGGAATCTGGCATCCGGATTGCAGCCTCTGTCCGAGCTTGGCCGGTCTAATATGACTTCCTTCATCAACCAGCTGAAAAAGCTGCCAGAGGTCATCCAGGAGCTTGAGAAAGCGGATATTGATAAGTTCACTCAGCAGATGAAAGACTTGGCTTCGGCCATGAAGCCATTTGCGGATGAAATGAACAAGGTTTCCTCCGGGTTTTCGGCATTTCCAAGCAGAATTCAAAGGCTGATTACATCGACGGAGCAGTACAACGGTACGGTAAGGCGGGCAACCACAAGCACAAATGCTTGGAACAGTGCGCTCAAAGCAATCAGCTTTGTGGCCATATACCGGGCGGCGGCAAAGCTCCTGGGTATCGCAATTGCAAAATCGTCCAAGTATACGGAGGATTTGAATCTGTTCACCGTTTCAATGGGGAGGTACGCCGAGGAAGCCTATAACTACGCCCAGAAGGTTTCTGATGTAATGGGCATTGACCCCGCTGAATGGATGCGGAATCAGGGCGTCTTTAACACCATTATCACAGGTTTCGGTGTGGCTGGTGACAAGGCCGCGTTCATGGCCAAGAACCTGACGCAGTTGGGCTATGACCTTGCCTCCTTCTATAATATCGATTTTGAATCGGCAATGCAGAAGGTTCAGTCCGGTATTTCCGGAGAACTCGAACCTCTGCGGCGGCTGGGCTACGACCTGTCTGTTGCCCGGTTGGAGCAGGAACGCTTGAATCTTGGAATTGACAAGAGCGTTTCCAGCATGACGCAGGCGGAGAAATCCCAGCTGCGGTACTACGCCATGATGACGCAGGTAACGCAGGTGCAAGGTGATATGGCGCGGACGCTGGAAAATCCGGCAAACATGCTGCGGGTACTACGGGCGGAGCTGGAACAAGCCGCACGTGCCGTGGGAAACATCTTTATTCCGATTCTGACGAAGGTTCTGCCAATTGCTATTGCCGTGGCAAGCGCCTTGCAGGAAATCATAGCGGCCATTGCCGCCCTGTTCGGGGTAACGGTAAAGTCCCCGAAATGGGGGGATGCGATTGGGAGCGCTTCTGCCGGGAGCGGTGCCATTGCCGACAACATGGACAGTGCCGCCGGTTCGGCGAAGGAACTGAAACGATACCTTGCCGGGTTTGATGAACTGAATGTCCTCCCCGACCAGAATCAGGGCGGCAGTGGAAGCGGAGCCGGTGTAGGCGGTGGAGATCTTGGATTAGACTTGCCGGGGTATGATTTCCTGAAAAATGCAGTAACCACGCAGATTGACGAGTGGAAAAAGAAACTGGAGCCGCTTGTTTCCTTTGTTAAGGACAATCTGAAAGAGATTCTGGGGCTTATTGCCACAATCGGAATTGCGCTACTTGCATGGAAGTTGTCAAACGATTTCCTGAACGGAATTATGGCGCTCAAAACGCTTGGGAAAAACGGCCTTTCCATTCCGCTTACGATTGCCGCAGGCGTGATTCTAACAGCCGCCAGTTTTTCAATCGAGTTTAGAGCCATTAAAGACGCCATCGAAGATAAGCTCAATAGCTTCAATTTCGGGGAGATCATTCTGAGTGGTTTAGGTGGAACTGTAGGCGCTGGGGTTATCGGAAAAGGAATTGGGCAGCTAATTTTCAAGGCGTTCAAAGGAAGCGCTGTAGCCAAGGCGATTACTGCAGGAGGCGGGACAATAAGCACAGGACTTATCGGGGCAGCCATCGGTGGAATCGTTGCTGGAATCCCAATGTTCGTTACCGGCGTATACGACGCGATCGTGAATGGGCTGAATACCCTCAATGGATTACTGATTCCAGCGGGGTCTACATTAGCTGCTACGGGAATTGGCGCAATCATTGGTACGGCGATAGGCTCTGTCGGCGGCCCTGTTGGTGCAGCTATCGGCGCACTCGTTGGCCTAGTAATAGGTGCACTGACAGACCTTGGTATTCTGATTTATCAGAAATGGGATGAAATTTGCGCTTTCTTTGCACCTGTTGCGGAATGGTTCAATGTAAACGTTGTGCAACCAATATCCGGATTCTTCTCCGGACTTTGGACGGGCATTGTTAAAACGTTTTCACCAGCTGTTACATGGTTCTCTGACCTGTGGAAAAGTGTAAGCCAGACATTTGAGGATGTCTTCTATAACATAGGAGTGCTTGTGAGCGGAACGTGGGAAACCATCAAGATTGTTTGGGGTATCGTTTCTGGCTGGTTTGATACAAACGTTATACAACCGCTTTCTAATCTGTTTTCTTCCCTTTGGGGCGGAATAACGAAGTGGGCTTCCGACACATGGACGAAGATTTGCGATGGCTTCTTGACTGCATACAACTACATTAACACCCATTTCTTAACGCCTTTGAGAACAGCTGTGGCGACGGTATTTGACGGGCTGGTTGGTGCAGTGAAAGCGGCACTGAATGGCGTAATATCTGTACTCAATTCTGCACTGCGCTGGATATTCGGCGGAATCAACAGTATTTTAAGTGATCTGAAGAATTTCAGCATTGCCGGATATTCGCCATTTGCAGGGCTGAGAACAATTAGCGTTCCTCAAATTCCGATGCTTGCCGACGGCGGCTATGTAGACCAAGGCCAACTCTTTATAGCCCGCGAAGCCGGGGCAGAAATGGTTGGCTCTATTGGCAGACGGACAACGGTTGCCAACAATGACCAGATCGTTGATGGTATCACCTACGGCGTTCGGGAAGCCAATGATGACGTTGTTACCGCTATTTATGCTGTCGCTCAGCAGATTATCGCGGAAATGCGGAATCAGGGCAACGGAGGTGGCGGTGGATATGACTTTGACCGGGCTGTCCGGGATGCTCAGCGCAGGAACGCAAGAATGTATGGATAAACGAAAGGAGTGAAAACGGCATGAAGATGATGCTCAAGATAAACGGCGTGGACTTCATGCCGTTCATCGCCAAACAGGGCGTAAAGTGGCAGCGCAACGACATTGACGCCCCCAATTCTGGGCGCACCATGGACGGGACAATGCAGCGTGGCCGGGTGACAACCAAAATCCGTCTGGACATCACCTGCCGCCCGCTAACGGCTGAGGAAGCTATGACCGTGTTGCATACCATTCTCCCGGAATATGTGACCGTGGACTACTACGACCCTATGAGCGGGTACCGCAACAATGTGACCATGTACTCCAACAATAACCCTGCATCTTTCCTGATAGAGAAGCCGGAAGACGATTGGTGGAGCGGCATTACCTTCCCCCTGATTGAGAGGTGACGGGCGCTTATGCAGAACGTATCGCAGGAATACCGGGACATTGTAGCTGGCAACCACTGGTTTGAAAACCGCCTCTGCATCGGTGATACCGGAAAGCTAATTGACAAAAGCGGAAGCGCAATCACGTTCGGCGGAGTGCGCATTCTGGTAGATAGCGGTGGCGCCGAAACCGGCTACGGTGAAGAACTGCTGATATCCATGGAGCAGAAGCAACCGCTTCTTTCCGATTCTCCTGACGTTGGAAAAACCTGCGCCGGTGAGATCAACGTTGAAATGATTCATCCCTATGGTGATATTCCAAAACGTGCGCTTCTTCGGCCATATATCAGAGCCGCAAATGAGAATGCCGCCTCTGAATGGCTGCCACAAGGGAAGTATTACATTGACAAACGGAGCGAAGGAGAGATCGGCGACCGGACAAAGCTAACGCTCCACGGATACGACGGGATGCTTCTTCTGGAAGAAGACTATCCGGCAGAATCCTCCCTTAACTGGCCTGCAAGTGACATTGAAGTTCTGAAAGAGATTTCCGATGCAGTCGGCATATCGCTGGATAGCCGTGTATATCAAATTGTGACATCTGGTTACGAAATCCCGTACCCTGCCGGGTACAGCTGCCGTGAGGTCATTGGCTACATCGGCGCAATGTACACCGGCTCCTGGGCTATGACGGCCACCGGAGAATTGATGCTGGTCACGCTCACGGGGCTTCCGAAGGAAACCAACTATCTGATTGTTGGCGGAAGCGATAACAGAGCGATCACGTTTGGAGGTGTCAGAATCCTTGTTTGATAAGTTCATCATCGGGTCTGCCGCCGACAGCCTGAAAATATCAGACCCACTCAGCGCGTACAGCCGCGTCACGTTGAAGGTTACTGACGGCGTGGAGTATACGGCGGGTACAGACAGCGGCAGGGAACTGATCTCCGAAAACCCTTTCGGAACTCAGAAAATGGCAAACGATATGTTGGCCAGAATCAATGGCTATTCCTACCAGACGTATACGGCTACAGGCGCAATCTTAGACCCGGCGGCGGAGATTGGAGACGCGGTTCAGGTTAAAGGAACCTATGGCGGCATTTACAGCGTGTCAAAGTCCTACGGAAAAATGATACGCGCGGATGTTTCCGCCCCCGGCTCTGAGGAAATCGACGAATCCGTTCCCTATAAATCCCACGAAACACGTAAGGTAGAACGTCAGTTTATAGAAACCCGGGCACAACTGAAAATTCAGGCCGACCAGATTTCCGCCGAAGTCTCTGCCCGTATCGAACAGGGGAACGAGCTCACCTCGCGGCTGGACATTCAGAGCGGCCAGATCTCCGCGCGGGTTACCAAAACCGGCGGGAGCAGCTCGTCCTTTGGCTGGGAGCTGCTTGACGATTCCTGGACGGTCAAGGCCAATAATACCACGGTGTTCCAGATCACCAAGTCCGGCGCAGAAGTCCGTGGAAAGATCACCGCCCTTAGTGGCAAAATCGGCGGTTTTGATATCCAATCCGACTACCTAAGCTATAACAATCAGGTTTGGAACGGCACCAACAGCCGGGGTATTTACATTGGTGTCAACGGCATTCAGTGCGGCTCTGAGGCTAACGGCGTGCAGATTACGCCAACCGGGAATCTGTACGCTGAGAATGGATATTTCCGGGGAAGCGTCAGCGCCGGAAGAATTGACTATGGCGGCGACGATGGGTACCTTGACGGGTCAGGTCTTGCCAGTCACAGTGTCTACGGCTCGGAAATCGGCTACAACACCATATCCACGGCCTATACCAGCGGAGGTATCAATACCTCGCTTGGGTATGCGGATTTTGCAAATGGTGTGTTCAATGGGTGGAATACCGCAAGCTACGTTGATGCGTCCGTACTATTCGCGTCGAGCTTCTATTTCGAAGACAACGAGGTGGCTTGGCGAACAATTAAGGACGGAAACGGATTATCACAAACTGTATTAGTGAGGGCTTAAGTATGGAAAAACTGAAAACCGCAACAGGCAAAGAATTCGACTGCGATTATTTCAACCCTTTCCCCCAGGCGGGGCAGATAAACATCCGTATTCTCGGGGAATACCTGGCGACGATTGCCACGGTATTTGCAAATCCCGCTGAGACGGTGCAAATGTGGTGGGAAGGGCAGTACGCCGCCCAATATACGAAGCTAATCGCTATCGTACCGGAAACCGGCGCGGTGCGTGTGGTGCTGGGAAAGGAGTAAAAATGAACCCTGTAATGAAGCTTAGGGCAGTCCTGAATACCCTTGAGGGCGTTCAGGTCGCAGGACGGGAGAACTGGGACAGGATGCTGGGCAGTATGCAGGCCATTGAAGAAGTGGTGCAGGCGCTGTCTGCGCCTCCTGCACCCGAAAAAGGGCCTGAGCAGGAGGTACCCAATGGCGGAAGTGGTTGTTAATAGATGCTGCGGGGAAATCCCGATCATGCACACAGATGAAGATGGACACATCGTGGATATGGAATGCCCCGTGTGCGGGCGAACCGTATACATCGGTAGTAGTGACCTTTTCACAAAAGAGCAAAGGGAGCGCATTGATACATGGAATAAGGGGGTAAAGAAGCGTGGCAGATAAAGCAATATCCGAGCTGATTGCAGCGGAACAGATAAAAGCTGCTGACCTTTTCGTCCTGGAACAGGACAGCGCGGCAAAGAAGCTGACGGGACAAATTCTGCTGAACTGGCTGACCGCCGCCGCTGACGGCCATGGCGGTATCAGCAGCATCGTGAAGCATTCCACCAGCGGCCTTACGGATACATACCGTATCACCATGGCGGATACAACGACCTTTGATTTTCCCGTTAAAAACGGCAGAGGCATTACCGGAGTTTCCAAAATCTCCACCAGCGGGCTGGTAGACACGTACCGTATCACCTACAACGACAGCACCAACAGCACGTTCACCATCACGAACGGCGCAAAGGGTGACAAGGGCGACAACGCATACGTCTGGATTCGGTACGCGGCGCAGAAGCCCACGGCAGCTTCTCACAGCTTCGGTGTTCTCCCTGACAATTGGATGGGCGTATACAGCGGCAATTCCGCAACTGCTCCAACAGACTGGACGAAGTATCAGTGGTTCGAGATCAAGGGCGAAAAGGGCGACATCGGGAACCCGGCTCTGTTGACCAGTCGGTCCGTAACATACCAAGCCAGCACATCCGGGAATGTTATACCGTCCGGAAACTGGCAAGGCAGCATTCCCACGGTAGCACAGGGTGCTTACCTGTGGACGCGAGTTGCAATGACGTTCAATTCCGGAGACCCGATTTATGCCTACTCCGTCTCCCGTATGGGCTTGGATGGCACTGGAGCTGTATCCAAAGTGTGCGGCAAAGAACCTAACTCCACTGGCAACGTTGATCTAGAAGCTGAAAATGTTGGGGCATTGCCTAGTACTGGCGGTTTAATGACCGGAAATATTGTCATGAACTCCCATCAAATTAAAGCATTAGGTGCGCCCACGGACAGCGCTGATGCCGCAACCAAGGGGTACGTAGATACGGCGTCAAGTAATGCCAAAACGATTGCAAAGACTGCAACGTTAACTGCTGCCGGTTGGTCTGCCGGCGCCCCATATACCCAATCTGTTACGGTCTCCGGTCTGACGGATGCAAAGCGTGCGATGGCTTATCCAGTGTACGGGAGCAACACGGCCACCAATCTTGCGCTGAAAGAGGCCTGCGGTATGGTGAGCTTCGCTTCCCGGTCGGGCAGCGTGCTGACGTTTACCTGCCTTGAGGACAAGCCCACGGTGAATATTCCGATTACGGTGGAGGTGTACGTATGAGTATTGCAGTGCCTTTATATGGATTTGGCACCAGCGGTGGAAGTCCCAACAAATCGACAATAATCGTGACCGCCCCTACAGGCTCCACTGTAACCTGCAAGATGGGGTCTACCACGAAGACGGCCACTGAGAAAAATGGTGTCTGGACATTCGGCGGGCTTGACCTGGGCACGTGGACGATTACATCCACGAAGGGCGGAGACAGCGCAACTCAGGACGTTGCCATTACCCGTCTGACCGTAGAGTACGTCACAATCGTATATCGAATTACCCCGGAGTTTACCTACACCGGAGATTATGAGGTTGTCGATGACAGCGATAATCCTATTTCTGATTTCGCAAGTTGGAAGAACAACTGGAAGATTAGATTTTTAACCTCTGGTACGCTGACGTTTACCAATCTCAATGGTGCAGAGGGCGGTATCGACGTCTTCCTCGTTGGAGGGGGCGCAAGCGGTGGAGGACGTGGCGGCGGCGGTGGTGGGTATACAAAAACGCAAAAATCCGTTTCCGTGAATGCAGGTATAGAATATCCAATCATAGTTGGTGCAGGCGGCCTTGCCCCCACTACAAGTAATAGAGTCCCACCAAACGCCGGTGGCGCAACGTCTGCATTTGGCTTGACTGCCAATGGCGGTGACACTAGCACAAACGGTGACTATCCTAGTTCAGGCGGATCGGGTGGCGGCTCAGGAAAAGTTGGAGGTGCTGGTTATTCTGGCGGTTCTGACGGGTCTTCCGGCGGCGGTGATGTTGGTGGTAGCGGCCAGGGAACAACAACAAGAGAATTTGGTGAAAGCACCGGCAAGCTGTACGCTGGCGGCGGAGGCGGCGGGGCTGTAACGACTAATGAAACATCGTCTGGCGGTGCTGGCGGCGGTGGTGATGGTGGCGGTGTTGGTGCAGATCCAAGGCCAAAAAACGGTGACGCAAACACGGGCGGCGGCGGTGGTGGACTTGGTAACTTATATTCTTCTGCTGCAACATACGCTTCTGGCGGCTCTGGCATCGTAATCATCCGCAATGCAAGGGAGGCTGCATAATGGCAAAATCAATGGCACTGATTGAAAACGGCACCGTGGCCAACATGCTATGGTGTTCCGATTCCGAGCCGGAAACTGAATCCCTAATCAACCCCGCAGACCGTCCTGTGGCTATCGGCGATACCTACAGCAATGGTAAATTCTATCGGGATGGTGTGGAAATCCTCACCCCGCTGGAAGAGGCGTTGAAGAAGAATGCCGAATACGAATCGGCATTGTCTGAAATCGAAACCGCTCTGGGGGTGAATAAAGCGTGACCATAGAAGAACGCAAAAACGCTATTCTCGCAAAAATCGAGGAAATGAAATCCAGCGGCGGCGAGGAACAGCTTAAAGAGCTGGATGAAGCCTACAAGAAAGGGGTTGACAGTCTGTGACACAAGAGGAAAGAAAAAGCATCATGTATGCCCAGGGGCGGGCGAACGCACTTGCCCTACAAGAGAAAGCCCCGGACATGACAGGCACCGAACTGTACGCGACGGATAGCGACATTCCCAGTTTCAAGGCTGCTGTCGCAAACAAAAACATGCTGGAGCGCAAGGCCGGGTTTGTGTGCCAATCGTCTGCTGGCCGTGTGGTGCGGCTAGTGCAGCCCTATGACAGCACTATCTACACCCAGGAGCCAGAGGAACTTCCTGCACAGTGGGGGTTTGCTTGGAGCACCGATCCAGCAAAAGCGTTGCCATTCGTCGCCATGTCCACCAGCCCCTATAATAAGGGAGACTGCTGCGCGGAGGGCGGTAAAGTGTACCGCTCCACGTTGGACAATAATGTATGGTCGCCGTCCGCATACCCCCAGGGCTGGGAAGAGGTGAACGTATGACGGTAAAGCAAATCCAATGCCTGTTGACCTATCTGGGCTATTCTCCCGGCTCGATTGACGGCATTGAGGGCAGGAACACCCAGGGAGCTGTCCGGGTGTTTCAGGCGGACTACGGGCTTACCGTGGATGGGATACCGGGTGCGGCTACCCAGAAAATGCTCATCGGTGCCATTGCCGGGACGGCGGTAAAGGTGGAAAAGCCGGAGGACAGCACAGCGCCAAAGACCGGGACGTTCTGGGATGATATCGAGTATTTCACCCGGGAGGAATTCCGGTGCCAGTGCGGCGGGAAATACTGCAACGGCTTCCCCGCAGAGCCCGCAGAGGAAACCGTCCGCATGGCCGATGAGATACGCCGTCGGGCTGGGGTTCCCCTGAATGTAAATTCCGGCGTGCGGTGCAAGCGGCACAATGCCGAGGTGGGCGGAGTATCCAACTCCCTGCACACCACGGGGCAGGCTGTTGACCTCTCAGGGGCTATCTCCCCGGAGAAGCTTTATGCCATAGCCCAGGAGGTGCAGGCCGAGAAAATCCCCGGGCGGGGCGGTCTGGGGCTGTACAGCTGGGGCATTCATGAGGACAACGGAAAATACAGCCGGTGGAACGGCTGAGAAGGGAGAATGCCAATGGAAGAAGCTGAGATCACCAAGTGGATTTCCGCTGTAGAGCAGCGGGGGAAATCCAACTCTCACCGGCTGGACGCTCTGGAAAAGCAAACGGAAGCGCTGAACACGCTGGCAACGTCTGTTGCGGTGATGGCTGAACGTGTGGAAGTTACCGGGGATAAGGTTGACGGCCTCTGCACGGACGTGCAGGAGCTGAAATCCGAACCCGGCAAGCGGTGGAAGTCGGTGGTAGAAAGGGTCATATACATCGTCGTAGCCGCTGTAGTAGGGTTTATTCTTGCCCGGCTTGGGCTGGGCTAAATTTAAGGAGGAAAACAAAAAATGATTGTCACAGGAATGGATCACTTTCAGAGCGTGTGCAAGCGAAAGCTCGTGGAGCATTATAATGTTATAATGGGAGAATCCACGCAAATCGACCTCAGCAATGTATTTGTAGTTTGGGCGTGCAAGACGTTGCAGAACTACAAAGCGTTGCTTTCGACTACCGTTTCCGGTGATGGTGTGTATGTGGAATATACATACAACGGAGACAAGCAGGAACTCTACGAGGACTTCTACATCAAATCCACAAATCGGAAAATTGTGGAAGAATAAGGAGGAAAACAAAATGATTAACTGGATCGTACGCATCAAGAACAAGAACTTCTGGCTGGCCGCGATTCCCGCGCTGCTTCTGCTGGTGCAGACGGTAGCCGCCCTGTTCGGCTTTACGCTGGACTTGGGCGAAATCGGCGATAAGCTGCTGGCCGTGGTGAACGCTGTGTTTGCCCTGCTGGTGATTCTGGGCGTGGTCAATGATCCTACCACCGCCGGTATCGCTGACAGCAAACTGGCAAGAACCTACAGTTCCCCCAAGGAGGACTGATGTGATAAGTGGATAAAGTCCCGTGGAATCGGGTGATTCTGGATGAGTTCTGTTCTCTGGCTATTCTTACGCCGTTGGAGGAAAAGATCATCCGCACCCGAGCCGCCGGATGGAGCCAGACAAAACAGTGCCACAAGTTTTGTGTGTCCCAAGCCACTATCACAAGAACGGTTAAAAAGTTGCGGATAGAATATGAATTATGCAGAAAGTACAGTGACAAGCTCCCTGAAAATCTGAAATTCTGATTCTGCGTGACGATTTATTGACGATTTGTTGACGAAATCCCGACGAGTAGATGATGATTCTACCGTCGGGATTTTTGTTATTCTATAGGTAGAAGGTGGCCACCTCCTAATATTTTGAAGGAGGACTTCTAAACTATGGAAGTAGAAAAGGATTATGCAAGCAAAGGCGTAGCCGGTGCCGGTCTTGGTACGGGTATTGCCGGTCTGGCGCTGGGCGTGATGAACGCTGCGGGCGGTCTGGGCGCCCTGGCTCTCGGCAACCGCAATTCTGCTCCTCCCGCTCCCGTTATGCCCGCCATGCCCTATGGGGTTGGCTACGGCTGGGGCGGGTGTAGCGAGAACATGCCCGTGAGCCGGTATGAACTGGATCGTGAGCAGCAGCTCGCCGCCAAGGATTCCGAAATCGCGCTGTTGAAGGCAAACGCCTACAACGACCAGAAATCCATTGAGCTGTACGCTTACATTGACGGACAGCTCAAGGACATTCGCAAGACCCTGTGCGATCAGGCCGTACACAATCAGCGCACTGAGGACAGCTTCGCGCTGGTTCGTCAGGATGTGGAATGCGTTCGGGCTGATCTGTCCAAGGACATCAAGATCGAGGCAGAGCGGCGTTGCTGCGCTGATAATTCCATCGTGACCTACGCCAACGCGACCTTCTATCCGAAGCAGGTTGCCGACGTGACCACCGGAACCGGCACCACGGCACAGACGCTGTACAACCCCCTGCCCAAGTGCGGCGGGTGCTGCAACGGTTGATTCCCGACAATTGGGGCGGCAGCCGCCGCCCCATACTTTCAAGGAGGTAATTTATGATTCCTATGGAAAACGTGCAGGCAGGGCTTGCGAGATTCATTGACAGAAGCATTGCTCCAAGTCTTTTCGGCTGGGACAGAGTTCTGGTTGCCGGGGCTGGGGGGCTGCTTACCGCAAATTTCCCGAAGATTATTGCCCAGTACGCAGATCATCCCATGGTAAAGGCGCTGGGCGTTTACGATATGGAGCATGGCACGGTGGATGTTGACGCCCTGTACAACGCCGCAAAGCCATACATGGGGACAGAGGCGCTGCCCGTGAAAATCCCCGGAATCGGGCTTACGCTCAAGCTGGGGAAACAGGACATTGATACGCTGTATGCGTACATTCAGGAGGGCATCAGATGAAAGAAATCAAACTGCTGATGGAGCACATTGAGGACGAGTTGGAGGACGCGCACACCTACGCAGAGCTGTCCGTGGAATACAAGCACGACGACCCGGAACTGGCAGACCTGTTTTACAGGCTGAGCGGGGAGGAAATGAACCACATGAACGCCCTGCACAAGGCCGTTGTTTCCCACATTGAGGAATACCGCAAGCAAAAGGGCGAACCGCCTGCGGCCATGATGGCGGTGTATGAGTATCTGCACAGGCGGGATATTGAACGGGCGGAAAACGTCGGAGTGGTACAGGCTATGTACAAAAAATAA